TCAGTTAAAAGGTTTTCTTGTAAAGTTTGCTTCTGACTTTCTTTTAACTGATTTACAATATCACGTAGTTCTTTAATATCGATATCAAATTTTACATTTAAATCTTTAATCTGTTCATCATAGTATTTTATTTCGGGTATGGAAGAGATTTTTTCTTGAAGTTCATTAAAATACTCTTTTAGAGAACCAGTGATTATATTTTGTGATTCAATATTTTTAGTATTAAATTCTTTTACCTGTTTTTCAATATTTTCCTTTAAAAGATTATATTGTCCTAATATCTGTTTTTTTAACTTCCTATCATCATCTTTTAAATGAAGTCTATGCTCATGTATTTGATCAGAGGATTTTTTTAATTCTTTATATATTTTTTCAGTTGTCTCTTTTAAATCTGTTTTTAAATTATCAATTTCAACTTTCTTATCAAAATCTTTCACCTCAACATTTTCTGAAAAATGTTGAATTTCATAATTAAATTTATCTCTTAAGGAATTTAACTCATCATCATAATTTGGAGCGTTAGATATAAATTCCTTTAATTCAGAGAAACTTTTTTCTAAATTATTTACTTCTTGATCATAATATTTTACTTTAGGTAGATTAGATATTGTTTGTTGAATCTGATCAATTTCTTCGTCATAATATTTTGGTTCTGGTAATTCTTTTATCTCCTCTTTTACATTGTCTATCTGCTCACAGACAGCCTCAATCTCTTCGTCATAATATCTGACTTCTGGTATTTCTTTTATTTGTTCTAATATTGATTCTAACTCAGAATCATAATATTTGATTTCAGGTATTTCAGGTATATCTTTTCTTACATCATTTATTAGTTGTATTATTTCGTTTAAATTTTTTTGTTCTTCTGTTATTTCCTCTTCTACTGAGCATGGTGCCGTATCAATCGCAGTATTTCCTGCCCCAACACTCATGTCGATGTAATCATCAACTGATGGTAAATTATTTTCCTCTATGAGTTCATCTACTGACGGAAGATTGCTCTCGTCAATAACAACATCAACTGATGGTAGATTATTTTTAACAATAAGCTCGTCCACTGATGGAAGACTACTCTCATCCACGATGAAGTCTTCATACGACGGCAATTTTTCCGACATTTTATGAGTAAAATATTACTTCGGGATTCCTCTCCCTGATTTATTTATTCTCCTTATTAAGTCCAGACTTAAGTATCTTTGATAACTCAGATGTTGATCCTACAAACAAAGCATTGTTGACTGTTGATGGGCCTTTTGCTTCTTCTTCCTTATTGACATCCTTGAGTTTTTTCTGTAAATCCATCAACTTATCAGTCGCATCTGAAACACTTTTAATAAGTTGTCCAGCAACTTCATATGCTCTTGGCATTTCACTCTCTTGTGCTAACTCTAATATTCCGTTTATCGCCTCTTGTCCTTTTTCTATAATACTGTATAAATTACCTCTCGTATATTCGTAATCTTTTTGAATATGATCACCATTTGATTTGACTTCCTTTTTCTGAACTTTCGTGGTTTCTGCAGGAACAATATCTGTCTCTACATTGAAAGCATCGTTTAGGTCATCAAATTTTGAGGTTTTCATGTAATTGTACCACTGAATCCAAAGTCATCACCCATCGGAATAACTGCGCTATCAACACCATCTCCATCTGAATTATCAGTGTAGTCAATGCCTTTAATGTCTGTTCCTCTGACGTGTGATGTAGCAAGTGTAGAATCTTTTCCTCTCTGAACAGTGATTTTACTGGTAGATGCGGAGATCGATTTTACTAACATCTCTTCATTATCTATAACAATGTAGAATTCATCCTTAATATTAGTGGTGTCATCAACTGTAAATGTTCTTTGTGTAGCATCAATATCCTCAGCCAAATTAGTGACCACATCACCAGTATAATCTTTGATTGCTCTTGGTTTGATAGAGTATGTAACATCTCTTTCTGTGCTCTTCGCACTACCAGCAAGATATCGAACAGATACACCTTTGATAATATCCGTAGTGGCAGAGGAGACTGGGCCAAATAGATATGTCTTTGCAGTGAATCTTAGTGTATAGTATAAAACTCTTCTTGATGTAAAGTCCCCCTCATATTCATCTTGAAAGGATACGTTTTCTAATACGACTGGTATATCTCTCTTTTCATTTATTTCCGAAACTAAATTGACTGTTAAATTATATGATGGTTGAAAGAATGGTAATATCTGTTCAACAATTTGTAGAGCATCATCATTTAACTTACACATAATATTCAATTCAAATTGCATATTATATGGGACAGGCATAAACACTTTTTTTGTTGTTGTCTCTGTGTCCGGATCTTTTACTGTTATCTGTTGTGTTGTTGTAACCTTTCTAGTTGGATCATATGTTAAACCAGTAAATTCAAATGACATTCTTGGAAGCGTCATTGCAACTGACTTATTCAAATTTGGTGATTGTTCTAATCTTGCTAAAATTTTCCAATAGCCCATATGCAAGTGGGACTTTTGTTACCGTTTTATTTCCATCTGAATCCGCATGCTTAATTGAGAGATCATTAAACAACGTACCAAAAGAGATAATCGTCTTTCTAAATATTTCGTTGTAAAAATACTCAAACATTTTTGCACCTATACCGAGTTATTTATGGTTGTCCGAAGGGATTGCCCTCTGAGAAGTCTAATATCGCGTCTGCTTCAGTTTCAAATCCATCATTATCACCAAATCCATCATCGAAATTAGTGAGATCGATTAGTCTTATGGTATGAACTGCTCCTGATGATCCTCCAGTAATCTCCTCTTTTCTCAAGAATACTCCCTCTACATTTGATATCTTAAGTTCACTTGTAATACTGTTCCAATCACGAACTCTTGCAGTTGCACCACTTGTTCCACCAGTAATTATCTCATTGAACTGGAAGTTACCAGATGCATCGCTAGCTGCAGGAGGAGCGATCGCAATTGTTGGAGGTGTTGTGTAACCAGCACCTGCGTTGGTGATATGAATTGCACTAATTGTTCCGGCAGTCGAAACGATTGCAGTCGCAGCAGCAGAAACTGTTGACAATCCTGTAAATGTAATAGTTGGAGTGGTTGTATATCCAGAACCACCACCCGTTATTGTTACGATACCGATTGTTCCATTTGCCATATTTGCGGTGGCTGCAGCACCCACGCCATCACCAAATATTTGTATATCAGGGCCTGTTGTATATCCTGATCCGGGATTAACTAAGTTGATACTTTGAACAACACTTGCTTTTTGATTTCCGGGATCAGCAGCACCAACACATACAACGATACCACCACGAAGATTAGCAGTTGCAATACCAGTGACACCACCTGTTGGTGCAGACGATATCGCTACTCTTGGAGCAAACGTATATTTTCTACCACGATTTGTTATATCGATAAATTGAATACCACCATTTACAACCGTTGTAACAGCGGACGCACTTGATGCAGTTCCAACTAGTGTAAGAACTTGTGTTCCACCAATGATGAAATCTTCACCATCTGCACCCTCTGTAGCTGCAAGTGTACCATCAATCTCATCAACGCCAGTATCAATAACCTCGTCCTCATACTGAAAGAGTTCACAACGAAGAGTATATACGTAATTTTTCTTTAGTTGATAGAATGGTTGTTCATGCTCTACATATTTAATTTCAAATAGACGATCACCTAATGGAAAATAAATCAAATCACCTTCTTTTGGTCGAGTTGATAATCTCACATCTGCCTCATTTTTCATGAGAGGTGAGATGTATGTTTCAAATCTATCTCTTGATATTGTAAGTGTTAGTTCATTTGTTGCCTGAATACCAAACTTTGATAAAAGTGTTGGATTCTCTCCGTATCCGTCAAAAGATTCAACGTAAGCTTCAATTGGATACGCATCATCAAACTTTGATTCGATAACCTCTTTGATTATTGTATTACTACTTGCATACTTTCTTGGCATATAATGAACATTCACTCCGTAAATTTGGAGTTGTTCATTTATAAGAGATTGAACTAGGTTCTGTTCGCTAGTTGATCCTTGCTGAAAAAAGGGATTGAGAACCATGTCACTATCCTATGAAATCGAGAGGGGGTAACTCGTAAGTATTTGACATTTGCTCTCTAATTATGTCTAATTCCCTTTGTCCGTCATCGTATATCTGTCTACCATTTAGTTCCACACCGCCGGGTAATTTAACACCTTGAAACTTAATTAAATTTTGACCCCACTGCCTTTTCATTAAAGCTGTTAAATACCTTTTTAAAAAATAATCGTTATATACTCCTGTATGATCATTTGGATCAATTATTCTAAAACAATCAATAACTAGATAATCATCCACAGTCATTGATGCAAAATCCATGTCCATATATAAACGATCTTGTCTTTGATTAAATCTGATTTGTTTTTCTGTTGTTAACGCAAAATTTATATCCTCTAGATATCTCTTTGTCATTGCATAATTAAGATACCA